GTGCATCTTTGGGTTTAGCTTCCAGCGCCCGCGCCCTCGGCCTTGGCCTTGCGACCGCTTCGCCGCCGAATGTCCCGATCCCTGTCTCCCATCCCCCCGTCCCCCACAGAAAGGCCATGCCCTATGGATATTGCTGACACCCCCACCCCTGCTGCCGACCCGCTGGAAGCAAGCTTCGATCTGGTTGCCCGCCAAGATCAGGCTGAAGCGGCCATCACCGTGCTGCAAAGCGATGTCGCCGAAGTGAAATCGCGGCTCGACAAGGTCGCCCGTGCGGCGGCTCGCCCGGCGATCGGGAGCAGCGCCAGCCCCGGAATCAAAGAAGCCGAGGTCAAGGGCTTTGTCGATGGCTATCTGCGCCGGGGCCGCGAAAGCGAAATCAAATCGCTGAACGGCGCCACGCCTGCGGATGGTGGCTTCGCCGTCCCGCGCGCGATTGATGCGATGATCGCCAGCCAGCTCAAGGCAATCAGCCCGATCCGCGCCATCGCGCAGGTCGTGCAGACCGGCACCGCCGGCTATCGCAAGCTGGTGGCGACCAGCGGTGTTGCCTCGGGCTGGGTCAGCGAACTGGCCCCGCGCCCGGAAACGGCAACCCCACAATTTGCCGAGATCGCACCGCCCGCGGGCGAGCTCTATGCCAATCCGGCAGCCAGCCAAGCGATGCTCGATGATGCCGCCTTCGATCTCGAAAGCTGGCTCGCCAATGAGATCGCCCTGGAGTTTGCCCGCGCTGAAGGCACGGCCTTTGTGAAAGGCACAGGCATCGGTCGTCCGGCAGGCTTCCTGACCGCACCGACCGGGACGGCCGCTGACGCAACCCGCGCTTTCGGACAGGTGCAGTATATCGGTTCGGGCAACGCGACGGGTCTTGGCACCACGGTCGAGACCAAGCTGATCGATCTCATCCATGCGCTCAAAAGCGGCTACCGTCAGGGGGCCTGTTTCGTGATGAATTCGGCCACCCTGGCGCGCATCCGCAAGCTCAAGACCACCGATGGCGCCTTCATGTGGCAGCCCGCGATGGTCGAAGGCCAGCCCGATCGCCTCCTCGGCTATCCGGTGGTCGAGGCCGAGGATATGCCCGATGTCGCCGCCAATGCCTTCCCGATCGCGTTCGGCAACTTCCGCGCGGGCTATCTGATTGCCGAGTACGGAGCGACCCAGGTGCTGCGCGATCCCTTCACCAACAAACCCTTCGTGCATTTCTACACCACCCGGCGGATTGGCGGGCAGGTGCTTGATTCCAGCGCGATCAAGCTGCTCAAGATCGAGCTCTGACACCGTCGCGCGCTTGTCCGGCGGCGGCGGGCTTCCCCTCCGCCCGCCCGCCGGTGCCTGCGCCCGCATCGCGCCTCGCCTCCCCCCGGCGTGTGGCTGCGCTGCGGGCGCTTTTCTTGTGATGATCTGATCTTGGGAGACCTCTTGATGCAGCGGATTGTCGTGCAGCCTGCCGGGATCGGCGCGGCGGGGCTTGCCGATCTCAAGCAATGGCTCGGGATCAGCCAGACCGCCGAAGACGCGCTGCTAGCGGACCTTCTCGGCACGGCGCTGGACCTGTGCGAGGCCTTTACCGGACAAGCCCCGCTAGCCCAGACTATCGAAGTGCTGTTGCCGCCGAACCCCGGCCGGCACGAATTGGACACCCGGCCCGTGCGCGAGGTGCTGGCGGTGGAAATGATCGCGCCCGATCAGAGCCACACCGCGCTGGCCGAAGCGGATTACACGGCCGAAATCGCGGCTGATGGAACCGCGCACCTGCGTCTGCTGACGATACAACCGGGGCGCGCTCTGACAGTGCGCCTGTCGGTCGGCATCGCGGCGGATTGGGCGAGCCTGCCACCAGCACTGCGGCAAGGGATCATCCGCCTCGCCGCGCATGGCTACCGGGATCGGGATCGCGATGGCGCGGGGCTGCGTGTGTCCACACCGCCCGCCAGCGTGATTGCGCTGTGGCAGCCGTGGCGGCTGATGCGCCTCGTATGATCACCGCCCGGCACCGCATGACCACGCTGACCGCGCGCCTGATCCGTCGCGCCGCAACCATCGCCGCCCGCCGCGCCCGTGAGACGGCAGCGCAAAAGCGTTCCGGCGCGTGGCACGATGCCCGCGCGCTGTGGCCCGATTTCACACAGGACTGACGAGCCATGGAAAACACCTTGCGCGCCGCGCTGATCGCATGGCTGCGCGCCGACCCGGCATTGGCAGCCCTCAACACCATCGAGGAAGAGGCCCCGCTGCGGGCTGCGCCGCCGTGGCTGGGTATCGCGGCGAGCGCCGCCATCGACTGGGGCTGCAAGGAGCGGCCCGGGCGCGAGATCCGCATCGCGCTCGAAATGATGAGCCGCAGCGATGACCCCGCAAGCGATGCCGCGATCCTTGCTGCGATCGAGGCACGCGTGCTCGCCCTGCCGCCTTTTCATGCCGGGTTCGAACTCGCCTCGGTGCGCTTCCTGCGCTCACGCAGCGAGGCACGGGCAAACAACCTGCGCGCGGCCCTGCTCGAATTCCGTTTCCGTTTGCTGGCCCCCTTGCCGGAGTAAAGCCCTATGCCTGCACAAAATGGTTCCGCCTTCCTGCTCAAGATCGGCAATGGCGCGTCGCCCCCGACCTATCAGACCGTGGCCGGGCTGCGCACCACCCAGATGACGATCAATGGCGACAGCATCGTGGTCACCCACAAGGGATCGGGTGGCTGGCGCGATCTGCTTTCGGGCGCAGGCACGCGCTCGGTTTCGGTGAGTGCCGCGGGGATCTTCCTCGGCAGCGCGGCGGAAAGCGCGGTGCGCGGCCATGCGCTCGCCGGGACGATTGCCGATTATGAACTGTCCTTCGAGGATGGCGAGCGGCTGCGCGGACGGTTTCTGGTGCAGCGGCTGGATTATGCCGGGGATTTCAATGGGGAGCGCAGCTATACGCTGCAACTCGAAAGCTCCGGCCCGGTGATCCCGGCATGAGCGGGCCTGCCAACCGCTTGCGCGGCGAGGCCAGCGTGCTGATCGCCGGGCAATCTCATGTGCTGCGCCCGAGTTTCGAAAACCTCGTGGCTGCGGAGGACGAACTCGGTTCGCTGTTCGCCCTCGTCGAACGCGCGGCCAGCGGGGCGCTGATGCTGACCGAGATCGCCGCGCTCTTGTGGCATTGTCTGCCCACGGAAGCGCGGCCGGAACGCAGCCAGGTGGGCGCGGCGGTGCTGGCTATGGGGCTGGTGGAAGCCACCCAGCCGGTGCGCACCATCCTTGCCCAGATCCTCGAAGGCGCAAGATGAGCGAGAGCTTTGCCGCCGCAACCGGGCGCTGGAATGCGCGTGCCGCGCGGTGGCTCGGGTGGCGGCCCGGTGAGTTCTGGACCGCCACGCCCGCCGAACTGATCGCGGCGCTGGCTGATCCCGCTGGCGCCGCCGCCATCGCACCCCCCACCCGCGCGGTGATTAACCGCATGATGGAGCGCGACGACAATGCAGGACAGGTTTGATGAACTGGTGATCGATGTGCGGGCCAACACCGCAGGCTTTGCCGCCGATATCGAAGCGATGCGCCGCTCGGTCGATGGCGGCCTGCTGGATGGCTTTGGCCGCGCCGGATCGGTGCTGGAACGCGGTCTGCTCGCGGCGCTCCGCCGCGGCAGTCTCGGCTTTGATGATCTGAAGCGGGTGGCCTTCAGCGCGCTCGATCAGATTGCGGCCCACGCGATCGAGGCCGGGCTCAACGGCCTGTTCGGCGGGGGTGGGAGCGGTTTGGGTGGGCTGCTCGGACAGGCGGTTGGCGCGCTCCTCGGGCTACCGGGGCGCGCCACGGGTGGCCCGGTCTCGCCGGGGCGGGCCTTCGTGGTGGGCGAGCGCGGGCCGGAAATCTTCGTGCCGACGAGCGCGGGCCGCATCGAAACAGGCCAGGCGCCCGGCGCTCACGGGCGCGATGTCAGCGTCGCGATCCAGCTGGTAGTCCCGCGCGGCACCGCCACCCCCGTCGCCATGCAGCGCTCCGCCCGGCAGGTTGCGAGCGCGGTGCGCCGTGCCCTCGCGGATTCGTAAGGAGACGCCGCAGTCATGGCATTCTGGTTGGCGCACGCGCGCCATTCGCAGCAGACGAGCCACATCCAGCGCTTCGATCCGCGGTTCTGGACGGTCAACTTCCCCCGCCCCGCCATGGCCGCCGTGATCGCGACCGCGCCCGATGCCTTGCGGGTCGAGGTGGAATTGCACCATCGCGGCGAGCTCGTCGGGCTGATCTGGGAAAGCGAGGATCGCTTTGATCACCCCTTGCTCGCCTACGGTACCGATCGCGATTATGCGCACACCACGCTGACCTTTCGCTGGCAATCGGCTGGGATTGCACCGCTCGATGATGTCAACGGCCCGACCCTGACGATCGAAGGGCGCGATGCGACGGGTGCGCCGCGCGTATGGTATGTGCGGCTGTGGAACTACGCCGAGGGCTCGCCCACCGACGCCACCATCACCTTGCGCTTTACCGATCTGCAAAGCGGCTTCGGATTGCCGGGCGAGCCGATCTACCCCGGCGATATCGACCGCATGTTCATCTCGCTGGTTGCGCCGGCTTATGCGGGAGGCAGCACGGATGCGCTGCCGGCACGGGTGAATGGCCACGCGATCCTTTCACAGATCACCTGCGATGGTGGGCGGTCGATGCTTACAATCGGCGATGTGCGCGTGCCGGTGCATGGCGAGCGCATGGCGACAGCTTTCGACGACGCCTATCATCAGACCCCCGGACGCCTTGTGCGCGGCATCATCGGGCTCGGCTACCGCGAGGATGTCGTCCACTATGTCGGGATGAGCCATTTCATGCGGCTCGAACGGCAAGCGGGCGGCGCGCTGCTCGCAGCAAGCAGCGGCCAGCTTTGCACCCCGGCCAAAAGCTGGCACCGGAATTACTTTGCCGCCGCGCGAGCGGAAGGCCTCGAGGTGATTGCCTCGCTCTCGTTCGAGCTGTTCAACGCCTATACCCCTGAACCATGGAAACAGCGCGGGCCCGACGGCCAACCTGCTCTGACGGGATGGGAGCCGCCCTCGACCCTGCTATCCCCGGCGAGCGCGCCAGCCATGGCATGGCTCCAAGCCGTGGCCAGAGCGTTTGTCAGCTTGCTCGAAGAGGCAGGCCTACCGGTGCGCTTCCAGATTGGCGAGCCGTGGTGGTGGGTCATCCCCGCCAGCGGCGCGATCTGTCTTTATGATGACGCCGCGCGGGTCTTCTTCGGCGGCAATCCGCCGATCATCAGCACGATGCGTGGCCCATTATCAGCGCCGCAGAAGGCCCTGCTGGATGCGGCGGGGGCGCTGCTCGCGCAGGCGACGGCCGCCTTGACCCAGACCGTGCGGCAGGCAGCGGCAGGGCCGTCAGAGGTGCTGTTGCTCGCCTTCACCCCGACCATTCTCGATCCGGCAATGCCCGAGCTGTACCGCGCCAATCTGCCAAGCGGCTGGGCCCGCCCGGCGTTCGACCGGCTGCAGCTCGAGGATTACGACTGGCTCACTGCCGGAGCCGATGCGCTGCGCCGCGCGGCCTATCCCCTCGTCGATGCGCGGCTCGGCTATCCGGCAGAGGAGCAGGATTACCTGTCCGGCTTCGTTCTGACCGCCGCCCATGCCGAGGCCGAATGGGCGCGGATCGATGCCGGGCTCGATGAAGCGGCGCAGCGCCAGATCGCCCGGCGCTATGTGTGGGCGCAGCCGCAAGTGAACCGCGATGGCTACACCCGGCTTGCCGCATCACGGGAGAATGATGTGACCCCTTTTGATGATGTGCTCTACCCCTTCCCGCTCGGCCGCAGCACCACCGTGGGCCCGGAATTCTCGACATCCGTGGCGGTGACGGCATCGGGCCATGAACGGCGCAATGCGCTGTGGGCCGACGCGCGCCTGCACTTCGATGTCGGACCCGGCATCCGCTCGGAAAGCGAATTGGCCGCGCTGCTGGCCTTTTTCCGCGCCCGGCGCGGTGCGGCGCGCGGGTTTCGCATCAGCGATCCGTTCGATCATTCCTCCAACGGGATGGTGGGCACCCCGACAAGGCTGGATCAACTGCTCGGCATCGGCGATGGCGCGCGCGCGGATTTCCAGCTGATCAAGACCTATGGCGATGAGCCTGATCCGCAGGTGCGGCCGATCACGCGTCCGCGCGGCGATACCCTGCTTGTCAGTGTCGGCGGTGCGCCCAGCACCGGATGGCGCCTGCTGCCCCACGGCCTCCTGCGCTTCGACAGCGCACCACCGACGGGCGTCGAGGTGCGGGCGGGGTTCCTGTTCGATGTGCCGGTGCGCTTTGCCGAAGACCGGATCGATATTTCCGGGGTCAATTTCGCGGCGGGTTAGGCGCCGAGCATTCCGCTGATCGCGCTGCGCGAGATCGGCTGATGCGGGTGTTCTTCGACCGCGCCCTTGATACGGTCGCGACCTTCTGGCGGATCTACCGCTGCGACGGCGTGACGCTGGGCTTTACCAGCCATGACCGCGATCTGACTTTCGGCGGAATCCGCCACCGCGCGGCACCCGGCATGGTGCCAGCTGCGATCCGTCTCACGGCTGATCTCGCCCATGACAGCGCCGAGGTTGAAGGCGCTCTCAGCCACGATGCCATCCGCGAGGGCGACGTTGCCGCCGGGCTGTTTGATGAAGCCGGCATAGCCATTGGCGCAGTGGATTGGCAGAGCCTTGAGCACCACACGCTTTACACCGGTACGCTCGGGATGATCGCTGACGATCAGCACGGCTTTTCGGCGGTCCTGCGGTCCGCCAAGCATCTGCTGGAACGCGATCTGGTGCCCCGCACCAGCCCGACATGCCGGGCATCTTTCTGCGGATCGGGTTGCGGGCTGGCCGCCACGCGCTTCACCCGCCTGCTGCCGCTGGCCGGTCTTGATCCTGATTTCAACCGGGTGCGGTTTGCCGGGATTGTGGCTGAGGATCACATCGACGGCTTGCTGCGCTTTCGCGATGGCCCGCAAACCGGCATCGCTTTCGGTATCGTGAGCGTCGCGGATGACTGGCTGATGCTTGACCGTCCGCTTGTCCCCGGCACGCTCCCGGGCACTTTGGCAGAGCTGCGCGAAGGCTGCGATCACACCGTGGCGACCTGCGCGGCGAGGTTTGGCAATGCGCACAACTTCCGCGGCGAGCCCTTTCTGCCCGGCAATGATCTGATGACACGGTATGGCCGGAACTGACGCTGAGGCCTTCGCCTGCGCCGCCGAAGGCCTCATCGGCACACCGTTCCGTCTGCATGGCCGCGATCCGGCAAGCGGGCTGGACTGCGTGGGTCTGGTGTTTGCGAGCCTCGTCGCGATCGGGCGCAATCCCGTTGCGCCGCGCGGCTATGCCTTGCACAACCTGTCGATCGCGCAGTGGCTCGGCTGCGCGGAAGGAAACGGGCTGGCGTACACCACAGGCCCGTTGGTGCGCGGCGATGTGTTGCTGGTGCAGCCGTCCCGCGTCCAGCACCATCTGATGATCGTCTGCGACGCCGGGCATGTGGTGCACGCCCATGCCCTGCTGCGCCGCGTCGTGCGCCAACCGCGTTCTGCCGAGATGCAACCGCGCGCCCACTGGCGTCTCGCCCCATCTGCCTGAGGACCCCTGCATGGCAACTTTGATTTTCACCGCGCTCGGCACAGCCATCGGCGGGCCTCTGGGCGGGACGATCGGTGCGCTGATCGGCCAGCAGGCAGACCGGCGCATTTTCGGCAGCATCGGGCAACGCGAAGGCCCGCGCCTCAAGGAACTCGCAGTCACGACCTCAAGCTATGGCCAGCCGATCCCGCGCCATTTCGGGCGCATGCGAACAGCTGGCACCGTGATCTGGGCGACGGATCTCATCGAAAGCAAGACCAAGGTGAGCGGCGGCAAAGGGCAGCCGTCAATCGTGACCTATTCCTACAGCGCATCCTTTGCCGTCGCCTTGTCCAGCACGCCCGTGGCGCGCATCGGGCGGATCTGGGCGGATGGCAATCTGCTGCGGGGGGCAGACGGGGCGCTCAAGGTTGGCGGGGCCATGCGGGCCTATTGCGGGCATGGCGATGATCCGGTCGACCCGCTGATTGCGGCTGACAAGGGCGTCCATGCCCCCGCCTTTCGCGATTACGCCTATGTCGTGTTCGAGGATCTGCAGCTTGCGGAATTCGGCAACCGCATTCCCGCGCTGAACTTCGAAGTTTTTGCAGCGGGCGACGAAGACGGCGTTGCGCTCGGCCGGTTGATCGGCGTTGATGGTGTGCCCAGTGCAACGCCTGCCTTTCGCGAAGCCCACGGCTTTGCCGATGAGGGTGGGCCGGTGATGGGCTCGCTCGCGGCGATCGATCAGGTCTTTCCGCTGATTTGCACTTCGGGGACGGACGGCCTGAAGCTGCGATCGCTTGGTCAGCCCGGCAATCCGCTGCCGCTCCTGCCCGAGCAATTGTCGCCGCGCCGCGAACAGGACAGTCCTCAGCACTATCGCCAGCGCGCCGATCTGCCGATGCGCGAGCCCGTTGCCCTGCGTTATTACGACGAGCACCGCGATTACCAGCCGGGTGTCCAGCGCGCTTCGGGGGAGCGAGCAGCGGGGCGCGAGGTGATGCTTGATCTGCCCGCAACCATGAACGCGGCCGATGCGAGACACCTTGCGAATGCCAACGCCCACCGCGCCCGTTGGCATCACGAACGGATCAGCTGGCGGATCGCCGCGCTCGACCCTGCTTTGGTGCCGGGCGTGGTGGTGCGCCTGCCCGACCGGCCCGGCCATTGGCTGGTGCGCAATTGGGAGTGGCATGATCGCGGGATCGATTGCGATCTTGAGCGTCTGGCTCCGCCGTTTGCGCCTGCAGGCGTGAGCGATCCCGGGCCAGCCAACACGGCGCGCGATGTTCCCGTCACGCCGACAATCCTGGCCTTTATCGAAAGCGTGGCCGAAAGTCCTTTGGACCCTGCGCGACCGCGGCTGTTCGCGGCCGCCTCCTCCACAGGCGCAGGGTGGCGTGGGGCCGCGCTGTTCGCGGTGCGTGGCGCAAGCCTTGAGCCCATCGGATCAACGGGCAGTCAGCGCGCGGTGACGGGAACGCTCGTTGCACCGCTCGCCTCCTCATCAGCCTTGCTGTTCGAGCCTGCCGGCAGTCTGATCGTCGCGCTCGACACGCAGGAAACCGGCTTTAACGACACGGACATGATCGGGTTGGCGAGCGGCGCGAACCGGGTGATGGTGGGCGGCGAAGTGCTGCAATTTGCCCGTGCCGAGCCTCTGGATGACGGACGCTGGCGACTTGCCGGATTGCTGCGCGGGCGCGGCGGTACTGAACCGGAGGCGCGATCCGGCCACATGGCAGGAACGCCGGTAATCCTGCTTGATGATCGTCTGACACCGCTCGACCCATCACAGGTTGATTCCAGCAAAGGCAGCGTGATCGCGGCAAGCGGGCTTGCCGATAGCGAACCCGTGTTGGCGCGCCTTGACAATGCCGGACTGTCGCGGCGCCCCTTGATGCCGGTCCATCCATGTATGGCGGTGCTGCCTGATCTCACATGGGATCTCGGCTGGACCCGCCGCGCGCGCGGTGCGTGGCACTGGCATGACGGGGTGGATACCGAGTTGGTGGAACAGACGGAGCGCTACCTTGTCGGCTTCGGTCCCGTCGATGCGCCTGTCAGGACGTGGCAGCGCGATGGACCGCATGTCCGGATATCGCCCGCCGAACGGGCGGCACTGGTGGCGCAAGCGGGCAGGGCGTGGCTGTGGGTGCGGCAAATCGGCACCTATGCCCTGTCTCCGGCGCTCCCGCTCGCCGAGTTGGCGTGATTTTCCAAGGAGAGCTGTGATGAGTGCTTTTGCCGAATATCCCTCCAAGACTTCGCATCTTGACCTCCCGCTGTTGTTTGTAGGGCAGGCGCAAAAGGAGTTCTTCGTCAATCAGTCGCTGTCGGTGATCGACGGTTTGATGATGCGATCGGTGGCAGGCGCGCTGTCCGCGCCGCCTCAGGCGCCGCAGGATGGGGAGTGTTATCGCATCGCCGCGCCCGCCACCGGGGCCTGGGTAGGACGCGAAAACCAGTTGGCGCTCGCCATCGCTGGTGATTGGCATTTTGTACGGCCCAGCAGAGGAAATCTGCTCTTCGACCGTTCTCTCGACCAGTTCGTCGTGTTTGATGGCGCTTGGCAGCGCGCCAGTCTGCCCCCCGCTGCAACCACCGGGACAACCGTCGACGCGGAGGCGCGCGCTTTACTGGCACAGGTCATTGACGCCCTTGCCAAACTGGGGCTAGTGGCGACCGAACCAGCATGATTCAGCTCCCTGGAATGTGCTGGTGAAGTTTTGTTGGATCGGTAATCCCACGCAACACAGCTGTATGAGGCTTTATTGCAACACCTGAGTGGCTTTGATCTTTACGAGATCTTGCCTCTTGGTGGTGGAAAAGATACAGACCAATAGTGCCTAAGTTTGATAACGAAGGGGAATAACATAATGCGCAAAATTGTCATCGGGATGGCAATGGCCTCGA